GTGTTTATTGGTTTACCCAAAAAATATAACATAAAAAAAAGAACCCGTCAATAGACGACAGGTTCTAAAAGGGTTTCCGACTTTTGAAGCGACCGCACGAAAGATCGCACGTTTATTTATTCGGTTTCCTGGGGTTTGGTCTTCTTACCAATGTTGTACTTCTGCTCAAGAATCCAATCTCCCTTGTCTTTATATGCCAGGACTTTGATTTGATTGAGAGGGGCAATGTCAGAAACAGCATCTGGTTTTACAACAGAAATAAGTCCCCAATCTGCTAAGAGACGAGTAATTCGATTGCGACGTTGTACATCATTCAATGTAAGGTTTGCATGTTTGCCATCCAAAGCAAACAGTTCCTTAAAATGTACAATAAAGTATCTTCCCTGCTTGTGTAGAATGTGGCAGGATTGATAGAGTTTCTTTTCCTTCCGTGATGCAACTCCAATGCGCGTCAGTGTTTCACGGACTTTGAGAAAATCATCTGGTTCATTAAGCATAACCTCTACCATTTGGTCTTGTGACCATTCAACAGTAGGTTCAACTGTAGAAGTCATTTTGTGCCTCCAATATCAAGTCGTTGTTTAATAAAGTTAATCTGTTCTTTAGTCAGAATTTTCAGAGCTTGTGATGCCTTCTCATTACTATAACCATAGTATTCTTTGACACATTCGAGATCCGTGACTTTATCCTTACGGAGCCAGGGAGAAAATCTCTTCTTTTTCCTCAGACTATTTAGATAAAAAGAATATTGCATGTCTTTGTCCAGGTGAGAATTTTTGTTCATCTCATTGGCAAACATGACACAATCCAGATGTCCTGATAGACAACGATTAATAATATATGGAGGATATTGTTTAACGATATCAGGGTTTTCTTTAATAAGGTTTTCCTTATTAAAGTTTATTGAGTTCAACCAGTCTTTAAGTTCCATTATCGAATGATCTCCAAGTCAACTCCAGGTTCCCAAATCTCAAGTTGAGTTCTGACTCGATCTTGAGATTGTAATTTTTCATATCTCTTAGTTGCTTTTTTCTTCCACCAAGTAATTGCTTCTTCGCTTGTGTGTTCAAATTTACTAAAGTAATATCTTTTCTTTTCAGTTAAAGATTTCGCATGTTCAATACATTCGTTGAACTGGTTGAGTTTATCTTCATCCCTGAGAGATTTACGAATTATAGAAATCATCTTGACTTGTATCTTAAGTTTCTTAGATGACTTGTCTGCAGAAATCAAACGTTCGCCACCATTACGCTCATTAAACCACCAGAAAAAGTCACGGAACTCATCATCATGAAAGAGTGGGAGGAAGTTGCTCTCAGTGTCTCCTATGTGCCTTAGAAAGGGTTTAAGGCCATCGTACATAGATACACCCTTAGTTGTTCCATAGAGAGATGTAGTTTCAAAGTATTTGAGATCTGTTCCGTACTTCTCATCAAATTGTTGCTTGAGTTCCTTGGAACATGATAGGAGAGCAAGAAGTTTTCCACCCAAATAATTGAAACCAAAAGGTTGAGTAGGAACAATATTAAACCCCATGACAAAATGGGCATTGATGTCGGAAAGAGGAAGGACTTTACCAAAGTAATTGTTTCTAGGTTTACTATTAATAGTAGGAGATCCAAACCTAACAACACCAACAACTTTGTCAGTATTTGTTTCCATCACAATCCACTTATGAGTTCTGCCAGGAATTGCTTCCTCAATGGGATTTGACGCAGTAAGATTTAGAGTTTCGGAATACAACCACTGATTATATCTTGATGATGTTTTAGGATCAGTATCAACAACATGAACCTCAAAGTTCATGTCATTCGGGTGCATCCCAAATACATCAAAAAATTCAGTGTCTGCTCCAAATAAAGACCCAGACCTTTCGCTTATACGATCTTTTTTTACAAAACGAAGATAATCATCAATACGATTGAACTGAGAGTAATAAGTAATGAACTTATCTGCAGCATAAACTGCATCATCCTCAGATAGAATCACAAGAAATCTCCGTAGGAATTATCACTTTTATGAAGAAGAACCCCATCTACTTTATCAAGTAAATCTTGAACACTGCCGTGCAGAACACGATATCCAGTGCCAACATAAAGTTGGCCTAAAACAACTGCTACAGTAGCAGTTCCCCAGAAGATATAATAGAATCTGGATTTGACTTGTGCCTTAATTTTAGTTTTCATTAGAATCCTCCTCCTTTAGTTTTTTTCTTTGATTTGGGTAATAGTTTTTTTAGTTCTTTTTCTGAGTAATGTTCACACAATTGTAGCATACGATCTAAGGCATATTGAAACTGAGAACCTGCACTCATCTTACTAAGTAAATGATGTGCTACATCATATTTCAATTCTTCAAGTTCGTTTTCATTCATGAGAAAGGAATTGCAATTTCATTCCACCTTTTCGGATAACCAATACCATATTTGATTCTACTCTCTCTCACATGTTTCCAGTAAAAAAGAATCCGGGTAAACTTCCAAATCCAGGAACGAATAGTATCATCTCTAACATAATTTGGGTTCTCGGCACGATTGACTGGACTAGAATTTGATGGAATTAATTGAATTCCAGATAAAAAGTAAACTGCTTTTGCAATCCTCATTGACCTCTTCATGTGGAAACCATCTGTAACCACGTAAATCTTATTGGGTTTAAAAATTTTTCTAATCCTTCTATACGTGGCAGTAAAGTTAGTCACTGTATCCCAAGCAGTCATATCATTAAAGACTCTCTCAGGACCAATACCTCTGTCAGTATAATACTTAACTGAATCTTCACCTTGACTAGAGATAAGAATCAGTGCATCGGGATTTTCATTAGCAAGTTCAATAGCTTTATCAGCTCTTTGAAGATTGCCTCCTAAATGTAAAATTAATTTCTTTTTCATTTGAATTCACACTCCACCATAATTTCTGTTAAACAAGCAAGCATATTTATTTCTTGATCCGCCACAAATGCCATCTGATACTGATACTTAGCGAGAGTAAGCACAGCAGCAGGAATACTACTCGGAACCATGGAATCATAACAAGCATCGTAAATACGACGCAGAAGTACACTAGTATCGTTGTCCAGGTTATTGACGACCCATTTACGTACTTCGGGAAAATCTTTCTCTTTAAGTTTTTTAACCAAGTCATTTACTTTTACATCACTAAAGGTTGCAAGAATGCCTGCATCAATCTTACCACCAGCAGAGTAACGTTGACACTCATTCAGAACACGTCTCCAATCGGGGAAGTGTTTATTGATTAATTCTACCAGGACCTTGTTATCAAATTCAACAGCCTCTGTATCCAAGATTTCTTGGAGTCTTTTGAAGAAGGCGGCGGCAAGTTGGGGTTTGCTTTTGGAATTGGTGGAAAAATCAATACAGGCGCATCTGGAGTGGAGTGGCTCGATAATTTTGTTTTTGAAATTGCAGGTAAAGATGAATCTGCAGTTGCCAGAAAACTCCTCTGTAAACGCCCTAAGTAGGAGTTGTACGTCGTTTGTTGTGTTATCAGCTTCGTCGATAATGATGACTTTGTGTCTACCAGTTGCTTGAAGTGAGACGGTCGAAGCGAAATTTTTTGCAGTATTTCTGACCGTATCAAGAAAGCGTCCCTCATCGGATCCGTTGATGACATAGACATCTACCCCCAGTTCGTTACACAGTGCTTTGGCTACGGTTGTTTTACCACACCCAGCAGGACCTGCAAGGAGTAGATTAGGAACCTCTCCTTTATCTAGGAAGTCTTGAAATGTCTTCTTAATATTAGTTGGTAAAATACATTCTTCAATAGTTTTGGGTCGATATTTTTCAACCCAAAGAAATTCATTACGCATAATCATTCCAAAGGACGAACAAATTCATGAGACACAATATCAGTTGCCTTCAATTGTTCTTTCATATATTCTACACCAACTTCCGGTGTAGCGGTATCACCACAGGTAAAGACATCACAGACTGCCATACCTTTCTCTGGCCAAGTGTGAATGGAAATATGACTCTCAGCAAGCATAGCAATACTAGTAACCCCTTGAGGATCAAACTTATGAACTGCCAGATTGAGTAGAGTGGATTTACATTCTTTTGTTGCTCTATACAAAAGCATCCGAATGAACTCTCTGTCATCAAGGAGTTCAAACGGACAACCCTTAAGGGTAAAAAGGATGTGCTTCACTGTTGTTTTTTCAACCATTCACGAAATTTACGTTTCCCCTCTTCAACTTTCCACCAGGGAGCATAGAGGGGACCTTGATAATCCTTCTTACCCGAAGGTGGAGTCGGGTTCGAGTGCGATGTAGTAGGTGAGGTCATGGTTCTTAGAAGTGAAACGAGAGAGAAGTTTCTGAGATACCACCACCTCATAAGTTCCAGGCAGAACTTTGATGTTTTCTACCTTAAAGTTGAAAGAGAACTCTTTGTCAGTCTCACCAACAACAACAGCGTAGTCATTAGATGTGTCGTTCTTCTTATCACGAACAACCAATTTGATCACACCAGCTTCACCAACAGCAGACAGGTCAGGTAGTTGATACACAGCAGATGCCTTAAGCAGTTTCTCAAGTTGATCGGTGCTGACTTCAAAGCAAACATCTTCTGTGGGAAGAGTGATGTCTTTCTCAGGAGGAGTGACAATCACATTAGGGTCTGCAAAGAAATACTT